CGGTTTTTCGGGCTCGATCCCGTGAAATCGCCCCATTTTTCGCGAAAACTGGCCGTCGGCGAGGCGGCGATGTAGTGCAAAGCATGACCGGCAGGCAGCCAGATCTGTGCCGATTTCGCTTGACGAAATGTTCGTCCGGGTCAAGCGGGTCCGCACGCACGGCCGCCAGTACCAGTACCTCCAGGTCGTGGAGACCCGCCGCGACCGCGGTCGCGTCACCCAGCACGTCATCGCCAACTTCGAGCGCCTCGACGCGATCGTGGGGTCCGGCGACCTGGACCGGGTGATCCAGGGGCTGGTGGCGCACTCGCCCACCCTCCAGCTGGTCCAGGCGCATCGCGCCGGCGCCCTGCAGGCGGAGTGGGACAAGGTCTGGGGCCCGGTCTTGGTGTTCGAGCGCCTGTGGGAGGCATTGGAGCTGCCCGCGCTGCTGCACGGGCTGGTGCGCCGACGACGCCTCGGGTTCGACTTCGAGCGGGTGATCTTCGCGATCGTCCTGCAGCGGCTCCTGGCGCCGGGGAGCGATCGGGCCGGCGCGAAGTGGGTCGACACGGTTCATGCCCGGGGCTTCGACGCGGCCTCTCGTTTTTGACGGAGGGGTGGCAGAGTGGCCGAAATGCACCGGACTCTAAATCCGACAGTGCCCGGGCTACCCTGGAAAGTTGACCGGGCCGTGGGTTCGAATCCCACCCCCTCCGCCAGAACCTATACGGTTGTCGCGATGTTCCGCTAGGGCAACCGCCGTCTCTGGCAGCCCATCCTAGCACGACCGCCACCAGCCGCCCGCACGTTTTCAGGGGCGGGGGCGGCGTGCGACCGACCCCCGCCTTCCCTACCGCGTAGGGTACCCAAAGCCCAGAGTCCGTCAACGTCCAACCGCTGGGTCCCTGGCCGGCGCTGCCCCGTGGAAGAAGCGCCGCCCCAGCGCGGGCCCGCAGCGCCTCGACTCTCGAGGCCCGCACAGGAGGAACCGATGGCTCGCAATCGGGGGTGGCGATGGGGGGGGATCGGCGAGGGCCGAGATCCTACCGCCCCCCGGCTCCCACCGCCCATCGCCCCCACCGCCCCGTGCCTTCACTACCGGCCGCCCCCGCGCCTTTTAGCGCCCCCGCCGGCCCCGTCATCCACCAGACCCCAGGCTGCCGCAGCCGACCAGCGCCGCCCGTCCGGCTCAACCCATCAGCTCGACCGCGCGCCCACAACCCCCTGGGTCTGCGCGACCAACCCCAAGATCATGGGTCTTGACACCAATGGTAGCGATGCTATCCTCCCACTCAGCAGGACGTGACCTTGCGCCCCGGCTGGCAGACAAATGTCCGCCACGGGCCCGGCCGAGCGACCAACCCCAGGAAGGAGGAAGGGAATCATGACGGCGACCACGGCCGCACCCATCATCCGCTACTCGGCGCTGTGCAATGGCCGCGGAGCTCCACCACGCGCTCACGCACGTATCACGCGCCGTGGGGGATTAACCTCGGCTCGATGACGGATCCCTTGTCCGCCACGGGCCCGGTCGCGCTGACGATCTCCCCGCACCACGGCGCCATCCTCGCGTCCATGCAGCCCACGACCTAGAAGGAGAAAACCATGAACACTCGCGACTACTCCCTGAGATGCAGCGCCCTAGCGCTCTACGACGCCTTCAGACAGATCATCCGAGTCCTCCACGACGCCCCCGCGCGCCACGACGCGATCCTGATCATGTCCTACCCCCGGGGTCTGGTGCTCCTCGCGGCGACGGACGGGGCCCGCACCCATTGGGCGGCCGTCGAGGCGTCAGGCGCGTCCGGCGTCGGGCCCGCCACCGCCGCGATCCCAGGCGACGCGGCGCGCGAGTATCTCCTTGAGCCTATCTACTTACCGATGTACGCCGTGTTCCAGTGGGGCCAGCAGGGCGGGTCCCTGGGCCGTGTCGGGCAAAGTCGGATCGCGTGGTCGCAGACACCCGACCCGCCCGCGATCGCGCATCTCCCGCCTACCCTGCCCGTGCCCATTGACGATGGCCCTGTGATCATCCTGCGCGAGCCGTGGTACCGTGTCGCGTGCGCCGCCCGGGTGCTCGGCGCGCCCACATTCCGCCTCGGCATCGACGCCTCTCACGGCGCCTACGCGCACGCGGTCGCGCCGGACGGCGTGCGCGCCGACTACACGCTGCCCGTCCACGAACTGGTGGACGTGACCGGCCCGTGGCATGTCCACGTCTCGCCCCACGCCCTGGCCGACGCGCTCGCCGCAGGCGAGGCGCACGCCCGCACCGCCCTGCGCTACGCCCCGGACGCGTCGGTGGCGCTCGCGACCGGCCCGTACCACGGCGCCATCCTCGCGTCCATGCAGCCCACGACCTAGAAGGAGAAAACCATGGACACTCGCGACCACGCCGTGTCACTGACCGACTACTCCCTGAGATGCAGCGCCCTAGCGCTCTACGACGCCTTCAGACAGATCATCCGAGTCCTCCACGACGCCCCCGCGCGCCACGACGCGATCCTGATCATGTCCTACCCCCGGGGTCTGGTGCTCCTCGCGGCGACGGACGGGGCCCGCACCCATTGGGCGGCCGTCGAGGCGTCAGGCGCGTCCGGCGTCGGGCCCGCCACCGCCGCGATCCCAGGCGACGCGGCGCGCGAGTATCTCCTTGAGCCTATCTACTTACCGATGTACGCCGTGTTCCAGTGGGGCCAGCAGGGCGGGTCCCTGGGCCGTGTCGGGCAAAGTCGGATCGCGTGGTCGCAGACACCCGACCCGCCCGCGATCGCGCATCTCCCGCCTACCCTGCCCGTGCCCATTGACGATGGCCCTGTGATCATCCTGCGCGAGCCGTGGTACCGTGTCGCGTGCGCCGCCCGGGTGCTCGGCGCGCCCACATTCCGCCTCGGCATCGACGCCTCTCACGGCGCCTACGCGCACGCGGTCGCGCCGGACGGCGTGCGCGCCGACTACACGCTGCCCGTCCACGAACTGGTGGACGTGACCGGCCCGTGGCATGTCCACGTCTCGCCCCACGCCCTGGCCGACGCGCTCGCCGCAGGCGAGGCGCACGCCCGCACCGCCCTGCGCTACGCCCCGGACGCGTCGGTGGCGCTCGCGACCGGCCCGTACCACGGCGCCGTCATCACGCCCATGCGACCCCTCGAGACCGACGGGGGGGCGCAGCCATGACCGCCCGAGCGCCCGCCACCGACCTCCGCCGCGCGTGGACGGCGGTGGCCCGCGCGGCCGGCCGCGATGCCGAGCGCGCCTGTCTCGCGGCGGTCCGGCTCAGCCTCCACCCCGGCCGCCCCGACCCGCGACGCGCGTGGGAGTGGGAGAGCTATCCGTGGGATGCGGAGTGGTCGAGGCGCTAACAGCCGCCTGACGAGCCCCGGCCCCGGCGGCCCGAGCCGGCCCCGGGGTCTTGGGCCCCGTGGTGGCTTGACAGCGAAGCTAGCTCTGCTACAGTTTGACAGGCCCCGAGAGGGAGGGAACACAGAGCGTTTATGGCGCAGCGCCACGTGCGCCACATGCTCATCGTCAGGCTGGAACACCAGCTCGCCCGCCTGGTCCGGATCGCGGCGGCCTCGTCAGGGCAGCCGCGGTCCATGAATGCCTGGATCACGGACGCCATCACGGCCGCGATCCAGCGCCAGGCCCTGGAGGATCCGGCGCTGACGGCCGCGCTCGTCTGGGACACCCCGGAGCGCGCGCGTCGTACGGACGCCATCACGGCCGCGATCCAGCGCCAGGCCCTGGAGGATCCGGCGCTGACGGCCGCGCTCGTCTGGGGCACCCCGCGGCGCGCGCGTCGTGACGATGCGCCGACGCCAGCGCCCTCGTCGCCCTGATCCCCGCGCCCAACCCCCGTTTCCCGGGCCCCTCGACCGAGGCGGCTCGGTGTCCGGTCGATGGCGTCCGGCTCGTCTGCCCGCGCTGCGCCGGCTTGCTCGCCAACCGCCGGACGCCCTACCGGCTCGCCATCCTCCGGCGGCAAGCCCGTCGCATGACGCGCGCCTTCCAGCGGGCGCATCGCAAGCGGCTCCGCGCCTCCCGCCGGACCCTCACGCCCTGGGACCCGTCCGTCCCCGTCACGGCCGAGACGATCCGGTGGTGTCGGGCGACGCTCGTCTGGACCCAGGTCCGGATGGCCGCGGCGCTTGGCCTCTCGCGGCGCCAGTACATCCGCTGGGAGCACGTCCGCCCGACGTCGCGCCGGTATGCCGAACTCCGACTCCGGGCGCGCCTGCTCGCCCTGATGGTCCAGAGCGCCCCGCGGCACTTCGGCGCGTGGGCGCCGGTCGTGGCGAGGATGGCGGCGACGCCGCCGGCATCGCTTCGGCGATGACCTCGATCCCCCACGACGCCCGATCCCGCGTCGCCGCCTGCTCGTACACCCAGACATGGCCCGACCGCGGGCCGTCGTCGTGCACCAGCCCGGCATCCGCGAGCCCGTCCCGTACCGCCTTCGCACTGCCCGCCCGGAGGTTATCGTCATCCCACAGGCGGCCCACGACGAGCCGCAACGTGATGCGCTTGGGCACATCGGGCGCGATGGGATGCCGGACGAGCGCCGCCGTGGCATGGGCCCGCGCCCGCATCCGCCAGGCCGCCCGGTCGCGCTGTTCGACACGCCAGTGCTGGCGGCGATTCAAAAAATGCCTCACGCGCCCCGCCATGAACCAGCGGACGACCCACGACTCAGACGACGGCATGCGCATCGCGCGACGTCCGGCCAACCGACGCCAGTCGCCGCGCCACGGCCCGGACCAGGGCCGCGGCATCCCCGATTGGCGGGAGCCTTCGCGGGCGGCCCGGGCGGCCGACCGCGGCCACGACGGCCCGGGCCAGGGCCCGCGCCAGCGACGAGAGCCGCCGGAGCGCCCGGCCGATCGCCGCGAGATCGGCCGCGGCGATGTAGTACCGCGCGGCCCCGGGGCGGCGCCGCCAGCTCGCCGGCACCTCCCAGGCCAGGGCCAGCGCCGCCGCGAGGGTCGCGTCGTACTCGTCGACCAGGCCGGGCTCGACCCGGACCCAGCGCGAGGCTGCCGAGCGGCGCGATCGCCGCCACTGCACGGCCTGCTCGAGCGCCCGCTCGATCCCCCACCGACGCGTCGACCACCGACCGCTCCGATGCCGGGGGTTACGTCGCCACGTCCGGTCGAGCCGCCACTGCAGGCCACGGCGGGGGGTCGTGATCATCCGATAGTCTCCTCTGGGCGAGGGGTCGTGTCGCGATTCCGCGCCGGGTCGGGCCGCCTCGCCGCCCTCGATCCCGGGGCCGGCGCCGGTCGGGGCCGTTGGGCCGCCGCCGCCCGGCGGGCCGCCGCCGCCCGGCGGAGATCGCCCATGACGGCATTAGCCGCGTAGACCATGCCCAGGACGCCGCTCGGCATCCGGCGGCTCATGGCCGGCGCCCCAGTCCGACCGGCTGGGCGACCGTGTCGACCACGTCACGGAGGACCCGGGCCAGCGCCTCGACCGACGCCCGCAGGGCTTCCAGGTGAGGGGGGAGGGCGTCTCGGCCCAGGCGATCCGGCTCCGCCATCACGGCCGCCAGCCGCTCCTGCGTCCGGAGATGGCCACGGGGATGGCGGAGATCCGCGCTCCGCTCGAACCGCGCGCCTCTCATCGCGGTCGCTCGATGGCCATGAGCTCGCCGAGCCCGATGCGGTCCTCCGAGGGCCCGGGCTGAGGGATCGGGCCGGCCACGAGACGGCGGGCCGGGTCGTGCGCGCGCATCCGCGCCCAGGCCAGTTCCTCGGTCGGGGCGCGGAGCTCGATGGTGTGGCCGGTGTCGTCCACGAAACGCCATCGGGTCATCTGTCTGTCCTCCCGATTCGGGACGTCATCGGGCGCCGTACCGCTCGCGGGCCGCGACCAGCTCGCGCACGGCCAGCGCCTCGCTCCTCCGCATGTACGGACGCCGTGCGTAGACGCGCGCCCGCCGCTGGTGCTTGCGGTCGATCCGCCGAGGCCGCCTCGTCGCCCGCCGCGCCACGGTCGCTCAGGACGCGCCATCGAGGCGCGGCGTCTCCTTCCGTCTCTCGAACCAGACGATCCCCTGGCCAGGCGTCGCCTCGCGACCGCAGCCCGGACATCTCACGCTCGCCGGCATGGGCGACGCGCCGGTCTGGATCGTGCGAGGCGCCGGACAGTCGGAATGGCGGCAGACCGCGATCCAGCGGCGAGGCGCGGTCATCAGCCGAGCAGGGTCGGCGATGGCGCCTCCGCGCGCCGCTCGCGCGTCTTCGGCGCTCCCGGACCCGAGTCGCCCGGCCCCGCGCTCGGGGGGTCGGGCGTCGCGGCCGCCTCCGTCACGCTCTCGGACGGCTCATCCTCACGGACGCCGTGGCGTCGGCCAGGCGTCGCCTGCCGGGCCTCCAGCGCCTGCTCCAGCTTGGACGGAGCCGCGGGAGAGGCGGCCGGAGGATCTGACCATAACAGATCGAGATCCTGCGACAGACCCGCCTCCGCGCGCTCGTCCAGGACGATCGCCGTCTGCGCTTCGACCGTGACCGGCAAGAACTTGCACAAACGCCGCAGGACGGTCTTGAGCGCCATCTCGTCGAAGTTCGTCGTCCAGGGCCCGTCGTCAGCCGCGCGACTGTAGCGCTGCCGATGGGCGTCGACGTCCCGCCGCCACATCCAGTCAAACTGCACACCACCGCCGCGCAGGAAGGCGATGGCGTAGTAGGCCACGGCAGGCCCGGCGTCGCCATCGTCGCCCTTCGGACGATACGGCTCGTGCGTGATGGCGGGGGACGTCCCCTTCCGCACCCGGAACGTGTCCTTCGCGTGGACGACGACGGGATCGATCGAGAGGATCTGGCCCGAGCGCCGGGCCAGCATGAGGAGACCCTTATAGCCTGGGACGAGCTGGACCTCGACGGTGCCGCGCTTCACGTTGCGGAAGGGGATCAGGTAGGCTTGTCCGAGGACGCCGGGTTCGAGGCCGAGTTGGGCGACCTGCAGAACGGCCCCCGCAAAGGATTCCAGCGTGCAATCGAGCAGCGTGGGTGCCCCGGGGCGCGCATGCTGGACCGAGCGGATACACTCGGTCAGGACGACGCGGATGAGTCGATCCGGCGTCAGGTGACGCGGGAGCGCGAGGCTGAGCTGCCCCTTTTGTCGCTCGAGGAATTCCCGCATCCGGTTCACGCGCTGTTGAATCGGCACCATCTCTGCCATGCGTCGCGCCTCCTCTCGCGCCCGGCCTCGACATCCGTCATCGCTCGCCCGCCCGAGGGACGGGGAGCTCTGGACCGGCCCCGGCCGCGCCGTTAGGTCCGCTGTGCCTGTGTGCGCCGCACCAACACCCGCCCTTCCCAGGGCGGGACCGTATAGCCCTGGCGGCGCTGGAGCGCGTGGCGCCAGACGACGCCGCCGGGCAGCACGCCCGTCTCCGCCTCCCCGATGGCCGCGCGGAGAAGGTTCTTCGCCTCGCGGATGTCCGCGTCGAGGCGCCGGATCTGCGCCTCCGCTGCCTGGATGGTCGCGTCCCATTCGACGGCGTCCGGCGGGAGGGTGACGACGACCCCCGCCTGTGGCCGCGGGTAGAGCCGTCGGAGCATCTCGGTCGTGCGCTCCGAGCCATCGACGGGCGGAGGGACCTCGGCCTGGACGTACTGCCGCCAGAAGCACTCCAGGGCGTCGAGGATCATGCTCTGCACCCGTGGGGATGCCGCCAGATCCCGATACCGCAGCTCATGCCCACCCAGGAGGGCGGCGAGACTGCCCCAGGTGAACCCGGAGACGAGCATCTGCATCTGCAGCTGGACCTGGTATCCGAGCGGCGGCTCCTCGTCCCACTCGTCTCGCTGCCAGGCCGAGACGTTCTTGATCTCGAGCATCCCGGGGCCGTGCCCGGGCGCCCCCGAGGCGATGACGAAGGCATCCGGCGAGGCACACAGCCAGGGATATGTCGTGGAGCGGAGCAGGGTGTACGGGCCGGGATCCACGACGGTTCGCCCCGTCTCCTCCGCGTACCCCTCGGCGATCGGACGCTGGAGGCGTTTCCCCCAGCGCATCCGCTCCCGCTCGGCCGTGGGCTCGGCCAGGCCGACCTTGGCGGCCCAGACGTCCATGGGCGACAGGAAGGGCGAGAGGCCCACGATGGCCGCCGCCTCCGAGGCGCCGAGACCGCGCCGACGGGCGGCCAACCACGCCGCCTCGGTGTCGTACCGTTCGACGGTCGCGGCGGGCGGGCTCACCTGGTCGATCAACTGCAGCGTCTCGCGGATCATGGGGCCCCGCTCGTCAGCCGCCGGAAGACGTCGTCCAGGCGCCGCGACCGTCGCCGATCGTTCGTCCAGTGGTAGGCCATCGACCACGAGCACCCGGCCGCCGCGGCCAGCTGACGGAGCGTCAGCCCGCGAGCCCGCAGCGCGCGCTTCCGCGCGATGACGACCCGGCGGATCGGACGGCGGCTCGGACGTGTCTGCATACGCTGTGACGGTGACGGTGACAGCCTAGCGCAGCATCGGGCGGGCGTCAAGGGATTTCTGTGGGGGGAGTCGTGCCGCGGTCGGCGGCCCGCTCGACCGCCGCCAGCCAGGCCGCCACGTAGACCTCCCGGGAGCAGGTCCAGCAGGCCAACCCCCCCGGGATGGGCCGCCACAGGCCCCCATCCCGCGGGCATCGGGGCGGGACCTCCTGCGGTCCCCAGATCTGGGCGCCGGGGTAGGCCGGGGCGGCTGTCGGACGCTTGACGGGTCGGCAGCGATGGGACCGGCGATTGCGGCGGAGGTAGCGGGTGCAGACAAGACACCGTCGGCGCCGCATGTCGCGGGCCAGGCAGGCCCGGTCGCAGTACTGGCGCCGCCGGTAGCTGCGCCGCGAGTCCCGGGGGCGTGGCGAGATGATGGCCCCGCAGGCGCGGCAGGGGCGGCCCAGGCACGCGGCGCCCGTTCTCAGCGTGACGAGCAGTGGCGGCCCAGGACCCAGCCGGTCAGCAGCCCGATCCCCCACCCCAGCGCCCCCAGGATGACCGCCAGGCGATCGACTAGGGTGTCGCAGTCCGCGCCCAACATTCTCGCCCCCACCGGCGATAGGCCAGGGCGTCCTGGAGGAGTTCCAGAACCTCCTGGCTGCCCTGGTCTCTCAGGACCACCACCTCCTCACCCGACGGCAACGTTACCCGTATGGCCCCCCGGAGATAGGGCGGATCATTCGCCTCCAGGCGGCGGAGGATCGCCCCTGCCGGGGGCTCCGGGGGGCAGAGCGGCATCGGGAGCGTCGGCCCGGAACGGGGCGGGAGGGCCGAACACCCGGTCACGATCCCGAGCCCGAGCAGCCAGCCGGTCATGTGCCGCGCGAATCTCCGCCGAGGCCGCCTCGATCCGATCCCGTCGCCGTAGGGCCTCATAGAGCGCCTCCCGTTCCGCCTGCGCGACCTGCCGCTCCACCGCCTCCCGCCCGGCCTGCCAACCGCGCCGCCAGAGAAGCCAGCCCGCGACGAGCCGGATCGCGGCCGGCACCGCCCGGAGGAGCCCCGCCAGCCATGTCATGCCGGCGGATGCACCCGACGCACGGCGCCCACGAGGTCCTTGCCCGCCTGCACGGCCAGCTCGATGAGCAAATTCACCAGCGAATCGCGCAGTTCCGTGCCCTGTTGCAAGAGGTCTGCCTTGAGGCGCGCCGCGGCCAGGGCCCGCTTCTCCGCGGTGGTCAGCGTCCCGTCGGCGCGCAGCTCATCCACGATGCGCTGCGTGACGCGCATCGCCCGCTCCAGCGTCATCCCGATGGCGCTCGCGACGAGCCGCCAGACGATCGGCAGGATGATCGATCCCGCATGTCGAATGAGCCATCCCAGGACGGCGTGCATCGTGTCTCCTCCAGGCGTCCGGCCACGTCGGCCCCCCACATCCCCCCAGTCCGAGCTCCGGCACGCAGGCCAACAGGATGACGAGGCGCGTCATGCGAGGGCCTCCCGGAGGGCGGTCGTGTCGTTCGCGTTGAGCGGGGCCGGGAGGCCGGTCAGCTCGGCCATCACGAGGCGCCCGCCCGCGTCCACCACCTCCTGCGCGACGACCGGCGTCGCCTCCGTCGGGCCCGCGGGGGCACTCCCGCATCCCTTGCAGGCCGCCAGCAGACCCATGAGTCCCGCGAGCCAGGCCCGCCGCCTCATGGTCCTGTCCCGCAGACCTCGTAGACCCGGCGCTGACACGCGAACAGCCGCCTCGCCCACCCGATCCCGTAGACGGCCGCATGGGGGAGGCCCGCGTAGAGCCGCTCGCGGAGCGCGAGGTACCGGACCAGCACGTCGCCCCAGGGCGCCGCGGCGGCGGCCCGCAGCGTCTCCTCGCCGACTACGCCGTCCGCCCGGACGCCCAGCGCCCGCTGGACGAGCCGGACGGCTTGCCCGACCCCATGCTGCACGGCGCCGTCGAAGAGCGGGAGCCGGAGCGGTCCCGGCAGCGCCGCGCAGCGGCAGGGCGCCCAGTAGCGCTCGTGGTAGAGCCGGATCGCCTCGTCCCGGCTCAACCGCGCGACCGCGACATCCGGGTGGGCCCGCTGGCTGATCCCCCAGCGCGTACGTCCCCCGGGGTCTCGCGGATCCTCCGCCCCACCCTCGCCCTCGGCCTCCAGGACGAACGCGACGGCCTGCTCGAACGTCATGCCATGGCCTCGTCGTGCCGTCGATGCCACGCCCGCGCGATCGCCTCCGCGGCATCCTCGGTCCAGTAGGCCGTACCGTCGTGCGCGTCGAGCCCGCCGAGGCCCCGGTCGGGGAGCCAGATCATGCAGGCCCGGCTCACGGGCCCGGCCCACGGGTCGCCAGGCCGGCCGAGATGGAGCCACGGACTTGCCGGCGGGATGGTCTCGGCGGCCGGCGCATGCCGGCCGTAGCCCAGCGCCGCCGATCCCGTGCCCATGGTGACGAGGAGCCCGACCGGCTGCACGCGGGCCACATCATGGACGATGCGCGCGCCGTCGCCATGGCCGACGAGGATCGTCCGCAGTGGGTCCGCGAGGGCGCGCCGGACCATGCCGCTCACCCGCCAGCGGCCGAGGGCCCACCGTGGCCCGATCAGCGCGACGAGGGCCTTGTCGAGGCGCGGCCACGAGATCGCGATGGCGACGACCTCCGTCCAGAGCCGCCGATGCAGCCTGGCGAAGAACGGCGCCAGGCTCGCCTCCGGCGCCCCTCGGCGCCGTCTGACATCCGGGAGCGCGACGACCTGTATCATGCGGCTACCGGGGCCGGGCGTGTCCTGCGGCGACGAGCGCCGCGCCGAGATCGCCCTTCGTCTGCGACACGAGATGCCCGAGAAGCCGACCGAACGCATCGCGCGCGGGCTGACAGACGACGACCTCCAGAGCCCCGGCCTCGGCGAGCCACTGCCGGGTGAAGGCGCCAGCGGCCTCGCCCGCGGCGCGGGTCGGGCCCTGCGGGTTCGGCACATCGACGCCGCGGAGCCGGACCCGATCGCGGAGCGTGAGACCCGGGGCCCAGGCGACCTCGACCTCGACGGTGTCGCCATCGATGGCCTCGGCCGTGACGATCCAGCCCCGCCAGCACGGATCGGCCCCGGCCGCGTGGGCGAGGAGCAGCCCCAGGCATGCCGCGAGGCGGGCGATGCGGCGGATCATTGGGCGGTCCCCCGCCAGCGCGCCGAGCTCAGGGTCAAGAGATCGAGGCCCATGTAGGCCGGAATGGCCCCGAGCGCGATCGCCCGGAGCGGGGTGCTCGTCAGCGCCCGCCAGGCGTCTTCGGGGATCCATCCGGTCGAGGTCCCGAGCGACGCGAGGAGCGGCCCGCCGAGCGCCGCGAGGGCCGCGTCCAGCACGTACCGCCGCCAGTCGCTGGCTTCGTCCGTCGCCCGCCAGCGGCGGATCAGCGCACCGAGGATCCCGCCCAGCATGAACCAGACATCGAGGGCCATGCGCCGCTCCTCATCGGGGCCGCCGGAGATCGGGCCCGATCGCGTAGAGCACGACATAGTCACAGACCGTCCCGGATCCGCTCTGGGCGTACCGGACGGCGGCCGCGCGCTGCTCGATCGGCAGCGCCAGGATGCACGTCAACCCGTGCTGGGCCTGGAGCAGCTGCTGATGCTCGCCGCCCCGCGCCACGAGGTCGGCCCGGAGGTCCCGCAGGCTCATGACGACCAGGATGAAGCCCAGCGCGATGACCACGAGCAGCACGACGTCGCGCCCCGTGGCGACGACCCGCACGCCGCCCGCGCGCAGGCGCAGGCCGTTCTGGACCTCGACGGGCTCGGGCCCGGGCATCATCGGCCCGCCCCCACGCGTGTCCGGACCATCTCGACCAGCATCGGATGGGTCGCGCGCTTGGCGTCGCGGATGATGTCCTGCGCCACCTCGCGCTGCTGGTCGCGGTCGAGCTGGCGGTACCAGTCGCTGTCGTAGGCGCGGAGGAGCTGCGACTTCGCGCGCTGGCCCCATGTCTGGTGGTAGCGCATGCGCTCCTCCGGCGTCAGGTCGATGGCCCGATCCTGGAGATGGATCACGCGCGGAGCGCCTTCCGGGACGATGCCGAGCGCCGTGAGCATGCGCTCGGCGGCGCGGTCTTCTCGGAGTCGACTGAACCGGACGGGCGAGATCGCCCGCACGAGGCCGGCCTCCTGCGAGACGATGGGCTCCCCGAGGAGGCCGAGGCGCGGCGGAAGCCACGTGCGCGCGATGGGGATCTGGGCCCGGATGGCCGCCAGCGGCCCCTCGACCTGGCGCTCCACCGGATCGAGGCCCCGCGCGAGGCTGCCCACCAACCCGCCATACGGGATGATGGACCGCCCCTGTCCCTGGAGCCAGGACTCGCCGTACCGCAGCGGATCGTTGACGAGGGCCGAGAGCTGCAAGAGCCCGGACAGAAAGGTCTTGTTCGTCAGATTCGTGACGATGGCCCGCATCATCGCATCCGCGAGCTGCGCGGCGCGGGCATGCTCGTTCCGCCGCTCGAGTTCGACGATATCCGCAGCCATGCCGAGGAGCGCGCCGACCGGTTCCAAGCGATTGACGCCGAAGCGCCAGCCGGTGCCGGGGATCGGGAGGCTGTATCGCAGCGCCTCGCCCGTCTCTTCTTGCGCGCGGAGGAGGTTGCGGGGCGTGACGCCACCGCCGCCCATCATGATCGCGTTCGCGGCGAGGGCGCCGAATGTCAGCATGATGATGGAGCCCAGGATGGGCCGTGCCAGCGATTCCGCGGGCGCGATCGGCACGTCGCCGAGATGGGGCTGCCCGTGATGCGCCTCGCCGCGGAGCGCCTTGACGCCGATCGGCGCGAATCCCCATGGCGTGCGTTCCAGCGTCGCGGTCGTGATGTTCGTCACAGTCCGGACGAAGGGCACCAGATACCGTGCGAACGGGATGAGCGCGCGGCCTGCGAGGACCCATCGGCCGATGGGGCCGAGTTCGGCCTGGAAGGTCCGGTATTGCATCTGATGCTCGGCGCGCAGGAGCATCCCGGGCGTCGGGTCCTGGATGAGCGCCGCCACGCGGCGCGCGAGCGCGTCGCCCGCGAGACCTTCGCGGGCGGCGATCCGGAAGGCGCCCGCATGCATCTCGGTCTCCCAGACGAGGGCCTTGAAGAACGCATCTTCGGCGCTGAGCGCCCGGAGCGGGATGCGGATGAGGCGACCCGTGGGACCCGGAATGGCCGGCAGCGGGCTGGCACGATCCAGCTTGCCCCCTTCCATCTCCAGGCGCCACGCGAGCGCGGCTTTCCCCATGGCCCGCCCGCTCACGAGCGCGTTCCACATGCCCGCGAGCTCGGCGATGGCTTCTCTCGCGAAGACCTCGCGCGGCCGTCCGGTCACGCGCGCCTGCACGGCATCGATGGCGCCCGCGAGGCCGCGCTCCGCCGTGGTCATCATCAGGAAGAGGGTGTTGCCCGCGATGTTCGCCAGATGCGTGCGGGGTCCCGACAGGATGCTCGCCATCCAGGCTTCGAAAATCCGATCGGCCCAGCGACGCTCCTGAACGCGACGCAGGAAGAGATTGAGGCCGCGGACATCCTGGTCAGGGACCGCCGCGGCGAGCCGCATGACCTGCCGGGCTCGCGCTACCGCCGTCGCCATCTGCGTGGGCCCCAGGTCGCCGCGGATGGCCTGCGATTCCCCCGCGAGCATCTCCAGCGCCGCGCGCGTTCCGGAATCGCGGAGCGCGGGGGACCGCGCGGCCTGCGCCAGGATGCGATGCGCGGCCAGCGCGCGCGCGATCTCCGTGGTCGCGCCATCGACCTGGGCATGGAGCGGCACGTGATGCGCCACCGCCTCCGCGAAGCGCTGGACGAGCGCCTCGGGAATCTCCTCGCCTCGGCGCTCGAAGGCGCGGGCCTCCTCCAGGAGGGTCTGGAGCCGCTGCGTGGAGGCGAGCAGGAGGTCGCGCGCGCGGACGATCTGCTCGGCATTGAAGACTTCGCCCACCGCACGCCGACGAATCGCGTCTTCATCGAGGCCGACTTCGCGCGAGAGTCGGATGATCTCGTCGAACGTCATCCGGCCCCGGCGCGCGGCCATCATGCGCGCGGGGTTCTGTTCCACGACCTGGCTGTAGAGGTCCTTGATCTCCGGCGTCGTGTCGAGGCGGTCCAGATTCGTCCCGATGTCTCCGCCGGCCCGGCCTGTCGTGCGGGGGATGCGGTCGGCCGGAGGCGGTTCGAGGCGCGGCGGCGGAAGCTCGGGCCGAGGCGTGGCCGGGGGCGCCGTCGGGGGCGGCGGGGGCGCGGTCGCCTCGGGAGAGCGGGCCGGTTCGGCGGGCGGCGGCGCGGGCCGAGCCACGACGAGGTCGGCCAGATCGGGGTAGGCGTCGAAGTGTCCCAGCGCCCGGGCCTGCTTCGGCGTGAGGAGACCCTCCAGGAGGGCCTGGCGCACGGCCTGGTAGTGCGGCGTCGGGTAGGGCGGGATCGGCTCGTGGACCCGGCGGACGCGGAGTGGGCCGGCATACGCCAAGTCCAGGTCGCGCGGCAGCTCGGCCGGGAGGCCGCGACCCGAAACCCGGTCGATCACGTCGATCGCCAGGCCGTCGCGCACCATGGCCTCGCCCAGGCGCAGGAGCTCGGGATGCCGGCCATCGACCGCGAGCGCGACCAGGGGGGCGCCGAACACGCGCCGCCGCCCGCGCAGGTAACTCACGAAGTCCCGCGGGCGCTCGAGGAAGAACCGTTCGGAGGCCTCCTGGATCGCGGCGATCTGTCCCTGGGCATTCAGGTAGACGATCGTCGCCCATCCCTCGGGCGTCTGCACATCACGCGCGAGGCGGGCGAGCGCACCGGGATCCATGGCGGTGCGAGCCAGCCACGGATGCGGCAGGACCGGGGCGATGCGCGGAGTCTTCGTCGGGCGCCCAGGCAGCGGGTAGACCCGGACGTGGTCCCGCGCGGTGATGAGGGCATAGGTCCCGTGGTCGATGATGACATGGCCGCGGAGACCGGGCACGCGGGCGGCGACGTCCCGCGTCAAGCTGCGGTCTTCGGCCGAGGGTCGCGGAACGCCGCTCGGGTGATTGTGCAGGAGATAGTAGCCATCGGCGCCGAGCCGGGCCATGCGAACGCGCATCGCCGCCAGATCGCGCGCCATCGAGCCATGGAGGAACATGCTCGCGACGGCCGGCAGCCGGAGGCTGAACCCCTCGTGATCGAGGATCTGGCGCCCGCGCAGGTAGATGACGCGCAGGGTCTCGAGGCGAGGGTCGCGGAAGATCTGCGCGAGCTGCGCGAGATCGCCGTGAGTGCGCACCACCTGACCGCGGAGATCGACCCGCCCGCGCGTGGGCAGCTCCTGGGCCAGCACCGCCCCGAGCGTCCTGACGCCCGCCCCGCCGATGAGGCCCCGGATGGGGCGCTCCGCATCGGGGAGGCGCCGTCGCAGCTCGATGAGGTCGCGGTAGGCCGCGCGCCCGAGGCGCTCCGTCTCGGGGGAGGCGTCCGGACGGCGAGGGGGACGCCAGGACGAGCCCGGGGCCGCCGCCGATGGGATGGGCGGCATCGGCGCGCGGACGAGGCCGGCGGCCTGGAGCTGCCGATATTGGTCCGCCGTGAGACGCCAGAGGGGTTGCTCGGCCAGCGCCCGGAGCGCCGGATCCACGGCCTCGGTGGGCGGTGGGGGCTCGGGCGCCTTGCGGCGCGTCGCTGCCGCGGGCGCCTCGGGCGCCGGAGGCGGCGCCTCCGGCCGCTGGACGGCCGGCGCCGCCTCGCCCGGACCCATGGGCGGGGACTCCGCGGGCACGAGCGCGGCCCGGGCCGGCGTCTCCTGGGGCGCGGGCGCCCGCGGCGTTATCGTCGTGGTCGGGGCGGGGCGGGGGCGCGCGGGCCGACGGCCGGCATGTGTCCCGGGGGGCGGAGCGGGAGGCGGAGCCTCGCCTGGCGCCCCGCCCCGATCGGGCGGAGGTACGGGACGAACGTCTGGACCGCCCGCAACACGATCGCCCGGTCCCGAGCCGAGAAGGCGGGGAAGGGCCTGACGGATGGCCTGGTAGGTCCGGATGCGGACGACATCGGCGGATCTCCCCTCTGCGAGCTGTTCGGCCCCCGTGCGGAGCGCGTCGTAGATCGGCCCAGACACGTATTTCAGGCGGTCGAAGAGGGCCAGGATCGCGCCGGCCTCTGCGCTGACGGCACGCGCCCGCTCCACGTCGATGCGACTGCCCTCGGCCTCCAGCCGTGTGGCGGCGCCGGTGCGGCTGACGGTCCCGAAGAGACGACGGTCCTGACTCAGCCGTTGCCGGATGTCCGCGGCCAGCCGTGCGAGGTCGAACGCGAGCGACGTCGTCGTGCGCTCGGGACCGAAGAGCGTGAGGGTCGTGGTCTGGCGCGTGGGCGCCGAGGCCGCCATGGTCGCCAGCTCGTCGATCTGCCCCGAGGTGAGGGCGCGGCGCCGCTCGGCCTTCTGCAGGAGCTGGAAGAACTGCCACTGGACATCCGGACCGGCGAGGCGTTGCCCGATGATGATCCCGCGATCCGCGGGCAGACGACCGTCCACCACTCGCTCGAAGAGCGACGGATGGAGACGCGCCAGCGCGAGCCCGTCTCGGACGATCGATTCGCGCATCGGGACGCCATGGGCGCGCAGATCCTCCGCCGTCATCCCGGTATCGCGGAAGAACCGGCCCGCGTCGAGCGGCGTCCCGCGACCTTCCGCGATGTTGATGAGGGCGCCCACGGCGCGCGCCTGCGCGGCGTTCTCGGCCTGGATCTCCAGGACGGCGATCCGATCGGGGGCGGAGGGATCGCCGGCCGCCGCGAGCCGCCGGGCGAGGTCCACGCGGTGATGCCCATTCACGACTTTCAGCCGCTGGTCGGCGGGATCGCGCCAGACCGCCACCGCGCCCGCGAGATGCGGATCCCATCGCGTCACGCCCGTCACGGCGCCGGTCGTGCCTGTGCGTCGATCGGATCCGAGCTTGTACTGGAACCGCTGCGGTTCGAGGTCCAGCTCCTGGAGCGGGACCTCGCGGACCCTGGACGGGCCTGGGGCGGCCGGGGGCGCGGGAGGCCGCGCGGGCGTCGTCGCCTCGCCCGACTCCGGCGCCGAGGCCCCTCCTGGCCCTTCCGGCGCGGGCCGACGCACGGTCATCATGGCCTCGCCGGGAGCAAGCATCTGCGGCGGCGGGACGGCGGGCGCCAGAGGGATCGCGGCCCGCGGCGGGGCCGGAGGCTCGGGCAGCGGCGGCACCGATGCGGGCGCGGCGGGGCGCTCCGTCAATTCCAGCGGACGTGCCGGCGGGGGAAGAGCCCGGGCGGGGGCGGCGTCGGACGCGGCGGGCCGGGCCGGGCCGAGACCCGCCTCCTGGAGCGCCTGCACCACGCGCCGCTCGACCTCGTCGGCGAGCGCCGTGACGAACGCCTGCGACGCCGGCGGCTGGATCGGGACCGGCGCCGATGGGGACGGCGTCTCGGCGAGACGGGTCCGCAAGGTGTCGAGGATGGCCCCCGCACTCTCGGGCGGCGGCGTGACCTCGACGTGCCCACCGGGCGGCGTGACGGGCTGGACGGAGGCCACGACCCGGCCGACCTCCTCCGGCCGGGCGAGGACGGTCTGGACCTCGCGGCCCTGCGCATCCTGCACCTGGACGACGGCGGTCGGCGCCGTCGGCGGCGGCTTCTCCGGCACGCCATAACCGAGCAGCAGGCCCGCCCGGCCCTGCGCGTACTGCTCCGTCACCCAGGCATCCAGCTCGCGACCCGTGGCGCGGGGGTCGCCCATCAGGGTCCGCATGGCGTCCGTGCGGTAGTAGAGGCGGTTCCCGTTCGACACGACCACGGAGCGGATCCGTCCGCCTCGCGCGCGGAGATCCGGCCCATCGAGCGGCGTCAGCTCGATCGGCACTTCCACGGCCGGCTTCCGGCCCCTGACGAGCGCCTGCAACTGGTAGCGCACGGCATCGGGCGTCTCCGGGACCGTCGCCGCGCGAGCGGCGTCCCGTGTCGCCCGCCACCGCTGGAGCGCGGCCAGGGCCTGCCCGGCCTTGAGCGGCTGGAGCGCGGCGACGGCGGTGCCGGCCTGCCGGACATCCTCGACCGTCGGCAGCCGGCCTTCCGCGGCTGCGCCGCCTGCGGCCATGCCGAGCGTTTCCCCGGCCAAGGTCGCGCCGAGGCGGCCGGCCTGCGCGATGGCCGTCGTGCCCGGAACCGCCGCACCCAGGCCGGCCCCGACCGCCATGCCGGCGCCCGTGAGGGCGCTATGGCCGATCGCCTCGAGGAACGCCTCCGGATCGAGGCCGTCCCGGAGCGCGGCCTCCGTCGCTTGCCGGACGCCCTCGTGGATCGCCGCCTGGGGCGTGAACAGGGCCGCCCCGCCAGCGGCCCGTTCGGCGCCGCTCAGGATCGGCCCAGCGACGGCGCGGATGGTCCCGGCCTGGCGGGCGAGCGCCTTCAGCGCGACCCGCTCCGCGGCGGCTTCGCTCAGCCCGCGCGCCGTCCACTGGGCGACCATGCGCTGCCGATACGCATCCAGGAGCGTCGCCAGCGCCCGAGCTCCCGCGCGGCGGGTCGCCGCGGAGACGGCGGCGGCAGGACCGAGGCCCAGGGCGAAGAACGGCAGCTCGGGGCCGACGCTCCCGAGGATCTCCATGGCCTGCTCGGTGAAGGTCCGGGGCGGATGCTGCGTCGCCTCGGCGTGCAGAGCCGCGAGCGCCTCTCGGGCCTCGGGCGTGGCGAGGCGACTCGCGAGCTGGCCGAGCGTGCTGGCGCTGATGCCCCGGATGGCCGCCCGCACCAGGGGATCCCGCACGACCGACGGCAGGGGTCGCGGCGGCCCGGGCGGCGTCTCGACCGATCCTGGCTCGGAGGGCTGCGCAGCCTCGGCAGGGATGCGCACCGGCGGCATGATGGCCCGGATCGGGACCGTGGCCTTGCCCGCGAGGATCGCCTCGCGACCGGGCGGTGTCGTCGCGTAGCCGAGCTGACCGGCCGGCAGGGCCGAGGGATCGAGCGTGATGCGCGTCGGCACGACCGGTGCGGGGCCCGCCGGGGCCGGCCCGGTCGGCGCCCGCAAGGGCTCCGCGACGGGCGCCTCGCGATTCCCCGCGAGGACCTCGGGCATCGGCCTGGCCTCGGCCGGGGGGACCTCGCGCCGCGCACCAGGCGGCGGACCCGCCACCGGAGGCCCCGTGGACACGATGACCGGCGACGGTCGCGCCTCCGCAGGGACGCCCGGCGGGAGGTGCGGGGGACGGACCAGCCGGGACCCCGCCTCGCCGACCGCCTGGGCGGCCTCGCGGACGGCCTGAAGGACCTGCTCCGACCAGGGGGGCGCGGCGGGTCTCGGAGCCTCCGGCTCGGAAGCCGGAGCGGACGCGGCGACATCCGGCGGCGGGGCCTCGGGGAAGACCGTCTCCGGGATGGGCCCGATCCCGGGGCGCGTGACGCCGAAAAGTCGATCCAGCTCCTCGACCGACACGCCTCGGTCGCGCGGCGGGGAGGCATCCCGGCGGATGCCATGGAGGGCATCCAGCTCGGCGACGCCGACGGGCATCGTCTATCGCAGCTCGCGCGCGAGCAAGTCGGCTTCCTCGCGGGTCAATTGCTCGTAGGTCGTATGGTCTGACGCGATGCGGCCTTGCCCAATGAGCCGACGGATCGTGATCTCGACGCGCCGCGTCTTCTCCGCGGGCGAGAGCTCCTGCCAGGGCTTCTCGCTGGGCCGGCGCGCCGATGGCGCCGGCGCCGGCGTCGGCTGGCCCGGAGGACCGGCCGGGGGGGACGGCGCCGCCGAGGCGGGACCGCCGGGCGCCGCCGGAGGCGGCGCGACGGACGCGGTGCCCATGAGGCGATCGACATGCGCGCGCCAGTAGTCCACGAGATCCCGCCAGTGCTGCTCCTCCTCGGGGCGATCCTCGGGATGGATGTCGTAGGATCGCCGCACGCGCGCCAGGGCCTGCTCCGCGCGCGCGAGTTCCTGCTGGGCTTTTTCCAGCGTGAGCGGCTTCTGGGACGACGGTCCCTGCGGGAGCGTCGTGCCGCGCCGCTGATAGTACTCGGCGCGCGCGCGCTCCGCCTTGAGCCGCGCCTCCGGAAGCGCGCGCTCCTCCGGGGTCTGTGCTGCGCGCTTGGCGGCCTCGGTCTCGTAGGTCTTCAGGGCCTCCTTGAGATACGTGGGCTGATACTTCTCGTTCGTGAGGAACTCCACCACACCGGCCGAGAGGGGCGCCGTCGGCGGCGTCTCGGTCAAGAGCCGTTGGAGCACCTCGGGCGGCGAGATGCCCGCCGCCCGCATTTGGGCGTAGCGGGCCGCCGCCTGCGCGGCCGGGCTCGCCCCACGGGCCATCGTCTCCATCAAGGCGCCGAAATACCGGTTCGCGACCGGTGCCTGACGATGCGCGTAGATCTGCTGGACGAGCGCGACCTGATCGTCCGGCGTCAAGGGCTGGCCCGCGGCGATGCGCTCCCAGAACGGGCGCGTGGCGGTAATGAAGGCATCGTTCGCGGCCTGGCCCTGCTCCATCGAGAGCAGCTCCAGCGTCGTCTTGGCCGATTCGGGCGGGAGCTTGCCCGCCGTCGCCAGGGCATCCATGAAGAGCGCCAGCCCCCCGGCGCGCCGCGCCGGATCCTCCTCGCCCATGAGGCTGACGGCCTTGCGCATCTTCGTCCGCGCGGACTCCTCCCGCTGACGCTGCTGCAGGTCCTGCTCCACCTGCTCCGGCGATTTGAGACCCAGGGGGGATTCCGGCCCGATGACGGGCCGCTTGAGTCCGAGTGCCAGCGCGGTCGCCGCCCTGGCCGCATCGGGACGCTGGGCGTAGAATTCCGCGATCGTCGGCGCGCGCGCGCCACCCGGGAACCGCGGCGCGAAGGCGGGCCCTTCCCGCGCCTCGCCGCCCATCTCGGAGGCCGGGACCTGATACGGGATCCCGGGATAGACCGGAGTCGCCGACGTCAGGGCGCGAGCCAGGGTCTCCGCGTGCCGTGGCAGGCCCTCCAGGAGATCCGCCTCGCGCCGTGCCCGCTCCTCCTCGAGCTGGAGCCGGACGGCCTCGCGCCGTGCCCGCTGCTCGGCGAGCTGGAGCCGGGCGTCCTCCATCGCCAGCCGCTGGCGCCCCAGCGCCTGTTCGGCCTCCCAGCGCGCGCGCGCCGCCTCGTCGCGCCGACGCTGGATGATCGCCGACGCGATCGCCTGTCCCGCCTCCCGGATGCCCCAGCCGTAATCGGCCATGCGCGCCTCAGCAGACGGACTCCAGGCCCGGGCGCGGGCCTGGTGACGTCATGGACGCCGGACCCCGGTCGAGGGTCTCGATGGTGATCACGGTGGTCCCCCGTGGCGACGCACGGCCTCGCCGCCCGCCGAACATGGCGTACAGCGCCTCAATCGCGCGACGGTACTCCTCTTCGACCTCGCGGAGCCGTTGCCTGTACTCCGTCCGTAGCTCGGCGAGGCGCTCCGCGTAGGTCGCCTCGTCATCCGTCTCGTCGGAGGCGGCCTCGGCGCGATCGGGCGCCTCCTCCTCCTCCGGCCGGGAGGCCGTCCGATCGCGCGGGCCACCGAGCAGCGTGTCCACCAGGGAGTGCATCAGAAGATCCATGCGTGTCTCCTCAGATGAAGGCTGCGCCGATCGAGCCGCCGGCGGCGATGAGCGAATTGGTCAGGTCCGCGCCCGCCTTGTACTGCTGCTGGCGTGCAGCGGCCAGATCGTTGTAGTACTGCTTCAGGAGATCCGTCCCGGCCAGATACCGCGTCCGCCAATCCTGGAGGGCGAGATCGCTCTGACGGCCGAAGAGGTCGAGCGCGAACGCATTCTCCATCTGCCGGCCGCGCTGCAAGATCGACAAGAGATCGTTCCCCGCCTGACTGGGTCCGCTGGTCGCCGCGAGGACCGATCCCGCCTGGGCGGGCGAGGTGGCCGCGAAGAGATCCGCGCGCGTGCCCATGGCCTCGCGCGTGAGGGGCGCCGCCGTGTAGAGTTGCTGGAGGAGCGGCGCGGCGCCGTAGAGCGCGGGCTGCGCGGCCGTGTCCATCTCGGCGCGATTGAGCCGGTAGACCCCCTCGCGGACGCCGGTCTCGAAATCGCGCAGGCGCTGGCTGCCCGGCGTCGAACTCTCCCAGCCTGGCCCGTACTGGGCGCGCATCCGCTCGTCGAGGCGCTGGCGCTCTTCCTGGATCATCCGCGCCACAGCGGGATCCGCCACCTCCCCGCGTGCCGCCTTGCGGAAGCGATCGAGGTACGTCCCCGCGATCTCGCGCTGTCGGCCCAGATCTTCCTGGATCGTGCCGATGGCCTGCACTTCGAGCTGCGCCAGACGGGCGGCGACCTCTCCGGGCGTCTGGCCGACGAGCGTCGCGTAGCCTCGCCGGAAGGCCTCCTGCTCGCCGACGGCCGCCGCTTGCTGATCGAGTTGCCGGAGCTGCAGGTCGTTATAAGCCTTGACGTGCTCGGCAAAGACGTCCTCGAAGGGCCTCCCGTACAGCCGCCCGAGCGCGGCCTTGACCTGCCGTTGCGTCGCGAGTTGCTCGCGGATCGCTTCGAGCTGCATCCGCATGAGCGCCCGCTCTTCGGGCGTGGGCCCGAGGAAGATGGGCGCTCCGGGAATCTCGGGTCCGCTCCCCTGCACGACGGGCGCCACGGCGGGCTCCGCCGGGCGTGGGGGGGTGTTCTGTCCCGTGAAGAAGGTCGCGATGGCGCTGGGCATCAGCCACGCCTCACCGCGAGCGGCCTCGCGTAGCAGTCATGCTCGGCCGTCTCCGCGTACCATTGCCACCCGCACCGCGCGAACAGCGGCCGATACGCGGCGGCCCGGATCGGCACCACCGTCAGGAGCCGCCGGAATCCCGCCGCCGCCACGTCCGCCTCGATGGCTCGGATGAGCGTCCGCAGCGCGCGCCAACTGCGCGCGGCGGGAACGATCAGGAAGTGATCCAGCCACGCCTCGCCCTCGCGCACGAGGTAGGAGGCCAGCCCGACCGGGACGCCGGCCGCATCGTCGAGCCGCCACCAGGCCGCCCGCCCCGTCCACTCCCAACGCGCCGGATCGTCCCACGTGCACCCGCGCTGCACCAGCGCGGGCAGCGTCGGATCGTCCGCGGTCGTCCGCACCACCGTCATGGGCCCTGAGACTCCTGGAGCAGCACGAGGACGGCCCGCGCGAGGCGCGCGAGAAACTGGCGCTGCGCCTCCGTGAGGGTCGGGAAGAGCGCATCGATCATCGCCGGGAGCTGGGCGGCATCGGTCAGGGCCAGCTCCTCGAGCGCGAGGCGGAGGGTGTCCCGTCGCGCCGTCTCCCGGGCCACTCGCTGCGCCTCCAGGGCTTCGCTCTGCGAGGGTCGGGTCGGATCGTGGGCGCCGACGACGGCGTCGGCCGCCGACTCCAGATCATCGGGCACGGTGAGGCGCAGCTGCTGCCGGCCGTCGGACTCGACGCGCGCGGGAATGCCAGCCGCCGCCAGCTCCTCGAGGAGGAGCGGCGCCTTGTGCGGCCGCGTGTAGAGGCGGGTGCCGGCGCCCGCCGTCGAGGCGAACGCGACGAGCGCGAGGCCGAGGAGACCGATCCAGCGTGTCCGCATGGCGTGCCTCATGGTCCGAGCCAGTAGATCCAGAACTCGGGCGCATAGTTGCCGGCCGCCTGCGCGTTGAGGGCCCCGCCGGAATCCTGGAACGCCAGGCATTCCACGTAGTCGGAGGCGTTCAGGCGGTAGGCCGTCACGACCGTGACTTCCTTTCCCGCGACGGCGTTCGCCGCCGGAGCGCGCTGGCGCGCGACCTCGGTCGTGCCATTGAGTCGCAGGGCGAGGCCGCGGTCCCCTGTCGCGTGTCCCGCCCACTGGACATGACAGCCGAGGAGATAGGTCCCCGTGCCGCCGGTCGGGATCGTCAAGCGGTTCGTGTTCGTGGTCGTGGAATGGAAGTCGCTGGTGTCGAAACGCTCGGAGTCGAACGTCAGGGCCGTAAAGGCGCTGTTCGGGATGGAGATATTGAGCGAATTGAAGACCCTCGCACCGGTTGCGGCCGTGAGGATGGCCTCGGCCGGGTGCGGCGTGAAGACGGGCGCGAGGTATCCCTCCACCAGGATGGCCGCGTCGAGGTAGGCCGTGGTATCGCCCGTATCCACCTGGAGCCCCCCGCTCACGGCATTCGCCGACGCGGACAGGGTCCGCGTGACCGCGAGGAAGGCCCAGGTCGCATCGCCCGCATGGTAGTCCGAGAAGGACGATCCCGCGCCATCCGAAAGGACGAGCCGCGCCCGGGATGCCGCCGTGGCCCGCACCCATGCGCCCAGCGTGTAGGTCCGGCCGCGGACATAGCCGATGCCGCCCGCCGCGTCGGTGATCGTCTGGGTCAGCGTCGCATCGGTCCCGTTGCGGGTCAGGGCGGCGCTGTACGTTCCATGCGTCACCTGCGCCGCCTCGCGCGCGATCGTGGCGCCGGCGCCGGACAGCGTCCAGCGGTCGGGCGCGGTGCTCGTCCCGCTCGACCATTTCTCCAGGGAGCCGTTCAGCAGGTAATTCGGGCGGTTCGGCTCCACGGGCGGCTGATACCAGTAGGTCCCGCTGGAGCTCCCGCGCACGAGCTGCTTGATCTGGTACCGCAGGCGCTCCAGCTCTCCTGCCAGCGACGTGGCCTGGCTCTCGGCCCCGTTCGGATAGGGGTTCGTCGTGGCCTGCATCTGGGGGACCGTGGCCGAGTAGTCGTCCACGCACTGGGGCGTCGAGTTCGTCGTCGCGGCCTGCGTGAAGCTGTTGTTGAGGTCCGCGGCGGTCAGCACCTCGTTGGTCGCCCAGACCTTGTAGACGCTGCAATTGCCGGCGCCGTAGACGGCCTGATCCGAGCCCAGCAGGGCGATCAGGCCCAGGAGCAGCGCCAGCCGGATACCGCCTGCGCGCCACCTCGTCATTCCGCGGCCCTCGCGCCGATGAATGCCCGGATGATCTTGAACGTCTGGTTCGCGCCGCTGTTCCATCCGCGGATCGAGATGCGGCGCCCCCGCCACATCAACCGTCGCCGCCGGGTCACGATGGTCGACTCCGCGAGACGATCCACATCGAGCCGGAACTGACCCAGCGGGACCCCCGCGCCCGACAGATCGAAGGTCAACGGCGTGAGCGTCTTCTTCGCCCCGTCGATGTAGATGTCCACGGAGAGCGTGTAGGGCCCGACCCCTTCCAACCAGAACTCCAGATAGTCGAAATTCTTCGCCTGCCCGCGCCATTCGGCCACGAGATCGCCGAGATCCAGGTGATCGGTCTGGAACTCGCCGATGAAGCCCTCCCCGTCCTTCACGCGATCCGGATGATCGAGCCGGTACACGGAGCCCGCCGAGGTCCCGATATAGGGCCGCTCGATACCCTGATGGCGCCGCATCATCAGGACCTGCGCGTCGTCACGGTCGGAGTAGGCGAAGCGCGGCCCGACCGACGGGTTGTTGAAGTCGATGAGGAGGCGATAGATCGGGACCCCGACGGTCGAGCTGGCATCGGTGATCTGGAAGGTGTCGAGATCGAAGGCGTCGTCCTGGAAGGCCGAGACGAGCTGCGTCGCCTGGCCGCGGCCCGGGAAGAGCGCGTAGGCCAGACGCTTGTCCCCATACCACGCCAGGATGGCCCGGCTCAGGGCCTCAGGATCGATGTGCTCGCGAATCCAGGTCCCGAGCTTGATGGTGCTGATGTCGCTCGACTCCGCGTCGCGCTCGACGGCCGTCGCCGAGAGCAGGTGGATGGCGCCTTCCGAGCCGACGAACGCGACATCGTTCGGGATCGGCGTGACGGCCCAGGGCCCCGGTGCCCCGACCGCGCGGCTCTGCACGTCATAGCGCCAGACCAACGGATCGCCCGAGGTATCCACGACGTAGATGCCCCGCGGCCGCTTGAAGAGGACGAGCATCTTGCGGAAGCTCACGGCCGCGACGATGGCCTCGCCCTCGCCGGGCGCGATGGGGATCGACCCGGCACCGGTCCCGACGAAGTCCTCGTGATCCGCCGACGGCGTGTAGTAGGCCGTGTGGCCCAGGAACGCCCAATGACGGCCTTCGTGGATGATGCCGCACGACGGCTGCCGGGCGCCGACCCAGTCCGCCGGACGCTTCGCCGACGGCAGCACCCGCAGCGTCGTGAAATCACCCTCGCCGACGAAGATCGGCGAGGCGCCAGTGTAGACGAAGAGCTTCCGCGGCGCGCCGGGCGTCTCCTGGCCCCCGGCGACGAAGTACGGACGTTGCGTCGTCGTCGCGAGCGTGCCCTCGGGCGCGGCCGTGATGGCGAACGTCCAGCTCACGCCGTCATCGACGTAGACGCCGCCGCCCGTCGTGATGGCGACGGTGCGCTGCGTGGCGGCCTCCGGCCACCAGTCGTAGAGGCCCACGAGCGGCCCCGGCAGGCTGCTGAGGGTCTGGCGCTGCGCGCCGCCCTCCTTTTCGAGCTGGTTGTTCTCGAAGGTCACCCCGCGCGCGAGGATGAGCCCGCCGACCGGCACGCGGCGGGGACCATACATCCCGTCGTGCCCGATGGGGAGCTCTTGCTTGTGGCCGACGTAGCCGAGCCCGGTCGCGGTCGCCATCAGCGATAGGGACCCGACGCCGGCATGCGGGGACCGTGGACGCTCAGGGCCAGCCGCTCGTCCTCCACGATGAGCGCGTCGACGCTGCGCCCGAACAGCACGCCCGCCGCATCCGCGCGGTTGTCATTCCGCATGAGATGGAGGAAGTAGAGCGCGCCATCGGCGATGACCTGCCGATAGCTCAGCGGCACGTGTGCGGTTGACGCCGTATCGAGATCCTCCGGGTAGATGGTATGCGGGACCTCGTAGCGCCGCGCGACCGTCGGGTAGTGGCTGAGCCGGATCGTGGCCATGCCGACCCGTGCCGCCTCGACGGGATGTTCGCTGCCCTGTCGGGGCTCGGGCCACTGCTCCCGGAGCCAGACCTCACTCCGCAACGGGATGGCCCGGCCATCCTGGGCGGCGTAGATGCCGAGGAGATGCCGGATCGACGCCCCCGTGGTGGGGGTCGTCAGCGTGTACTCGTCCTGATAGAGCGTGAAGGGCGCGGTCCCCGACTCGCCCGGCCAGCTCACGTCGAGCGTCAGGGTCGCGGCGCCCGCCGTATGGCTCACGATCCGCACGAAGCCCAGGGCCGTGCCGGTCGGCACGAGCTTGCGCCCCGCGAAGCTGCCCAGGCCCGCATCGGGCGCCGGGGCCAGCGTGGCGGTCGTCGAGCCCGCCGTGAGCGTCACGGTCCCCGTGGTGTAGGGAGCGACCGTCACGAAGACGGCGGGCCGCGACGCCCGCAACCAGAGGAACGGGTATTTGTTGCACAGCTCGCGGTACGCCCGCACCACCTGGCGCTGCGCGGCCGCGTAGAAGTCGCCGCTGGTGTCGGACGGATTCTCGCCGGCCCGGTCGAGGACATCCTGCACCAGCTCCGTGAAGGTGCTGAGCATGGCTCAGCCGCCCGCGGGGCGTGCGACGTTACGCCGGGCGCGGTCGCCCCGGTCGGGTCGTCCCGCGGATCTGCGCCTCGGTCGACTGCCGGAACGGCTGGCTGACCGTCTCGCGGCGCGTCTGATCGATGCGGGTCGCCTCGGGCGTGCGCCCGAAGGCGGTCAGCATGCCCGGCGAGCCGGCCGGGCCGGCCTGCCCGGGATGCCGATCGATGGGACGCGGCTCGCGGTCAGGGGCGAAGGGACCATAGCTCCGATACACGGTGTCGGCGGATGTGGTGGCCATCGGTCGTCACTCCTCTCCGGCCTACGGGCCGGTCAGCACGTCCTGGCTCAGGCCCCGGTCGTGGGGCGGGATGGACCCGTCGTGCAGATCGGGGTCCCCGTTGAAGAAGGTCGCCGTCCCGTAGGACGTCGTGCCGAAGGTGAAGGAGGCCGGAATCTCGATCCAGCCGAGGGTCGCCTTGTTCGCGCTCCGGCGAGGCATCGGGGCGAGTGCCTGCGCGGAGGCGATGACGCCCTGACTCCCCGAGACGACGCCGGAGGCATCGATCTCCAGCCGGACCTTGCAGAACTGGCCGGCCGCCGTGTTGGTGAAGGCCCCGTCGAAATCGTCCACCGGATCCGTCGCGGCCTTCGAGTAGAGGCGGCCCCCGATGGCATACGTCACGGCATTCGCGGTCTTGACGCGCGTGTTCGTGGTGCCCGCGGCGAGCCCGGGGTTGTTGAACACCCGGTTCGTCAACGCCTGCAAGAGGTTGAACAGGTCCTTGTCCGCTCGAACCGCTCGCGGATGGATGACCGACATGGACGACCTCCTTCCCGCTCAGGCCAGGCCCATGGCCACGAGGACCGGGCGGCCGCGATCGATCTCTCGCCGCTCGTGTTCGAGCTCCGAGCGGGTGTAGCGCTGGATCTTCTCCGCGACCTCCGGGGTCGCGCGGACCAGGAACTCGGGCGCCTGATCCGGGCCCTCGTGGCGCAGGAACCAGGCGAGATGACCGATGTGCCGGCAGAGCGTCCAGGGACGACCGTCCCGCGGCGTCCGACGCTCCGAGATGGGCCGGCCACGGGTGTCGAGGGCGGAAAAGTCGTAGGTCGTCGCGCCCTCCATCGAGGGCAGATACAGCACGCGCTGCCCCGAGGGATCGCGCGGATCGATCATCTCCCGCACCGAGCCCCGGAGATAGACGGACTTCTGGGGATGGTTGCCGAGGTAGACGACCCGGGCCTCGACAGACCAGAAGGTCGGATCGGCCTGCTCGAGCTGCGGCGGTCGCAGCGTGATCTCATGCGCGTCGGACGCGGCCGTCCCGGGATCGGAGTCCGCGATCGCGGCGATACCGCGCGACGGCGGCTCCAGCCCGTCGGCCTCGTCGGTGGGTTTCCGTGGCATCCTGGGCCTCCGCGCCACGCGCGCGGGTGGCGGGGCGCGAAGGCCCGGGCCCTCCGCCGCCCCGCTCCCGCGCGGCGGTTAGCTGATGTTCGACCGATAGGTCCGGACGGTGATGACGCCGTTGTCCACGCTGTTGAAGGTGGCCTTCTTCACGTCGTAGATGGCCGAGATCGCGAACCCGATCTTGTTCGCGTAGTCGAAGCTCTGCTCGACCCACTGCGGCCGCTCGCCCCAGGCGAAGACGCCCGCCTGTCGGCCGAGGAAGAGGTTCTCCGACCCGGTGAGGTTCGAGCCGGCGCCCCAGTTCGTCGTGGTCGCGACCCGGGTGCAGGAGCGAATCACCACCCCGTCCCACAGGCCCTCCGCGCCCGTGAAGAGGGGGTTCTTGTTGCCACGCTCCTGCGCGTCACGCTGGGCCTGCGCCCAGGCGGGATCGTAGATCTTGAGATCGTGGAGCGAGTCGGGCGACACGACGAGCACGAAGTAGTCGCCGCCATCCACCCGCACGGGGAAGATCTGCGGGGTCGCCTTGCGGGCGATGATCTTGACGCGCGTGATGAGCGCGAGCGTCAAGTAGTCGCCCGCCTCGATGGTGGCCGTCGAGACCGCATCCCCGCCATACGCCACCCGGCCCGCTGACGGCGAGGTCGAGAGCACCGAGAAAATCTTGTCGTCGATCTGGTCGGCGAGCCAGTCCTTGAGGAGCTGCTTGGCGACCTTCCGCTGCTCGAACGCCGTGCGCCGCTCCGAGAGCCGACCGGCCAGGCGGACGCCGTTGCGGTACTGATTGAGGGTGACGGCGTCCGAGTAGAAGACCATCGCCTCCTCGGAGCCTTCGAGCGTGCTGTCGCCGGACACGCCGGCCCCCGAGAGCTGCCGAGCGAGCGTGAAGGTGATCTTCTCGCCCGGTTCGCCGTCCAGGTCGTCCTTGACCTGGATGATGGCGTTCACGTCCTTCTGCATGTAGCTGGCCATGAACACCTGCTCCGGCAGTTCGAGCCAGATCTCGTCCGACCACGCCTGCACGGCGATGGCCGAGCCCGAGGCGACGGTGGTGTCGGCACCGCCCGCGATGGAGCGGCCCTGCGCGAGCAGGGCCAGCGTCGGCGTCATCGCCGCCTGGTGGGACGCGCGTCCCTCGCCCCAGGCCCGGAGACGCCGGAACCAGGATCGGAACCAGGACCAGGACCAGGACCGCATGGATCGTCTCTCCTTCGCTCAGCCGCCGCCGCCCAGATACCACTCCCACACGTCCGGGCGCTCGCGCTTGAGCCGGACTTTCGCGGCGTCGGACAACCCCGCGATCTGGCTCCGCGTGATGCCCGTCCGCGCGGTGGTGGCACCGGGCAGGCCGCCGATGCCCCGCGGCCGTTCGGCCGCGCGCACGAGCTGTCGTACCATCTCGCGTCGGCCCCGGGCTTCGCCCCGGACCTCCGCATCCGCCTTCAGTTCGGTCGCGAGCCGGCCCTGGGCGTACTCGTAGGCCGTCCGGGCCGGGTCGTCCGAGAGGAAGATGTGGCGATGCAGCCAGGGATCCTTGGGCTCGCCGGTCGGCCCGGGACGGATGTCGTCCAGGACCCCGCTGCGCTGCAAGACGTCTCGATAGTCGGAATGGTCGCGTTCGAACTCCGCCTGTGATCGCCGGACCCGCTCGCGGAGGATGAGCATGTCCCGCTTGGCCAGCTCCTGCTGGACCTCCGAGAGCGTCTCCTGACGGATCGCCTCCGCGACGTCGCGGAGACTGGCCATCTGATCGTAGTCGGGCCGCACCTGCGCCCGAGCCCGGGCCTCGGCCTCGGCCCGCGCGCGCGCGACCTCGGCGAGATACGCCTGACGGGCGCGCTCGGCCTCCTCGTAGCGTCGCTGATACTCCTTACGTCGGGCGCGCTCCTCATCGAGCGCGGCCTTGGGCACCATGGGCCGCTTGGCCGCCTTGGCGGGTTCCTCCTCGGGGGCGGGGATGGGGGCCGCGACCGTCTCGGGCGCGCCGGCCTCCTCCGCAGGGACCGCCTCGGCCGCCGGCGTCTCTGCCGGCGCCTCCTGGACCGCCTGGGCCAGCTCCGGGGGGAGCTCGACCTCCAGGACGTCGTCCTGTGGGGTGGTCGTCTCCGTCTCGGCCATCATGGTCCTCCCTCTCCCGGGGATGCGGGCCCGGGGCCCGAAGCCTTGATCACGGGGGTGGCACCCCGACACGCATACCGCCCGGGCCAGGCGGCCCATCCGGGCCGGGCTGGCTCTGCTTCTTGCATACCACGAGTTCCGTCCCCGCTCGTTGCCCGGGGCCCGCCCTCAGGGATCCCGGCGCTTCCGGACACGATGAAACGGGTAGAGCGAGAAGCTGACCATGCCGCCGACATCCGGCGCCTCGAGCTCGGCCCAGGCGACCCGGCCGCGGGTGGGCTGACTGGGGACTTCTAACTCCGTCCACGAGAGCCGTCCTCGGGTCGGGTCGAGCGGCGCCTCGAGCTCGGCCCAGGCGATCCGGCCCCGGGTGGGGGCGAGCGGCGCCTCGAGCTCGGTCCACGAGACCCGGCCCCGGGTCGGCAGCAGGGGGGCTTCCAGTTCGACCCACGCCACCCGGCCCCGGGTCGGCTGGGCCGGGAAGACGGCGACCGTCCAGGCCCGCCAGACATCCGAGACCGAGATGGTCCACGCGGGCGGGTCTTCGCTGGCCGCCGTGAGCGTCCGGCGGGCGGAGGCCACGCGGCAGTTCGTGCTGGTCGAGCCGGCGGTGCCGCTGCTGGCGCCGATCGGGTCCGTGTAGTTGGTCGGCGTCCCGGCGGGCGGCGAGGTCTGCTCCCCCTGCCAGCCGCCCATCCAGAGCCAGAGGTAGTCTTGCGCCCCGCCGCCCGGCGTCAGCGCGGGCGGATTGGGTGTCGTGCTGGTCCCGGTGGCGCGCGTGCTGACGGCCGGCGGCGTCGTCGAGTCATGCGCGGCGATCCGATAGGCCAGCGAGGCGAATTTCGTGCTGGCCGTCCCGTTGACGGTGACGGTCGTGCCTTCGGTCCCGCTCGCCACCCGGTACCAGCAGGAGGTGATGTCGCCCCCCGAGGCGTCGGTCTCGTTCGCGAAGAGCGCGGTCCAGCCGCTCGGGGTCGTGTGGGTGTCGGCGGCGGCGCTGCGGAGGACGAGGAGCAGGAGATTGCCGCTCGCGATCCCGGAGGGCAGATTGCACACTTTGTCGGTCGCCGCAGTGGACCCGTTCGTGGTGGCGGTCCCGGCGACCTGAGGGAAGGCCATCGATGCCTCGTCACCGGCGATGGCTCGCGAGCGGCCATCGCCCGATGCGGATGATGCGCGCCGTTAGACGACGGTCGCGACGAACCGGTAGTAGAGCGCCGTGTAGTCGGTGATGGCGTCCGCCTCGGCTCCGCTCAAGGTATAGGTACTGGAGGTCCAGGTCGTGCTCGTGATCGAGGCGCGCGACTGGCTCGCGATGAGGGTTCCCTGGGATCCCTCACTCGCGTACCCCTGCCGGAGTTCCTGCGTGATCGTGATGTTCTCCTGATTGTCCAGGCTCACCGAGGTCCGCATCCGCATGACGTGGCCTGCCGAACTCGTCGGATCCGTGATGGAGGAGAGCTTCGTCACGTAGACCGCGCTCGAGGGCGACGTGGGGCTCTGGATGTAATCCGCGTCGTCCGCCGTGACCTCGTCGATGGTCTGGTAGAGGTTCGTGCTCCCGCCGGTCTGTGTGGTGTAGGCCCCGGGGTTGTTGGTATCCGCCGAAGGCCGGGCGAACTGTGGCATGGGTTAGCTCCTCCGCGTCCCGGGTCGGTCGATCCGGCTCCCCCACGCCCAGCGACGTCGCCAGACCAGGCGGGGATGCCGCTCGAAACACTCCAGGCCGCCTCGCCAGCTCAGCGCGATCCGATAGCGACCGCAGCACAGGCCGCACCCCGGGTTGGGGTAGAGGCGGATGTAGGTATCGCGGCCCAGCGCCCAGACCCGCCGCCACGGCATCGCGGGGGTCTCAGCGCGCCGCGACGAGCCGGACACGCACGGCGGCGCCGGTCGTCACGAGCGGGCGGATCGCATCCGCGTTTTCGAGCACCTCGCGGAAGCCGGGCGCCGCGAACTGGAGGGAATTGCCCTGGCCGCGCGAGTCGTTGAGCGTGCGGGCAACCTGACTCTGATCGCGGCCCTGCAGGCTCACGTCCGTCACCGTCGTGCCCGAGACATCGACGGTCTTGATGGGGTACCGGGAGAGCCCCGCCACCCACTCGCCGTCATCGCCAGTGTTGAGCCCGTCCCAGACGATCTCCATGACCCCGACCTGCATCGCCCGCACCGTCGGCTGAACGGTCGCCATGCTCGCCCTCCTCTCTCCTCAGGGGCCGGGCCGGCGCGATCCGAGCGCCGCCAGCTCCGGCGGCACCGGCAGCGCCCCCGGCTCGTAGCGATTCGGTTGCCCAGGCGGCCCCGGCTCCCGGCCCGGGGTGCCGAGCGCCGCTGGCGGCGGGGCGGCCGCCACGGGCTGGCCCTGGGCGTCGAGGAGCCCCTGACGCTGGAGCATCGCGCGGAGCCTCGCGAGGATCCGCTCGCGCTCCGGGACATCCGACAGCTCGATCACGAAGTCGATCATCGCGGGCGCCGCGGCCGGGACGCGCTGCATGAGGTCCAGCAACGTCTGGACTGCGTGCAGGCGCGCCGTCGGCGTCGAGGGGCTGTCCGCGATCACCACGTCGATCTTGAGGTCGGGAATGCGGTTCGTCGTCGTGATCCGACCCTTCGCATCGACCTGCCGACGATTGAGCGTGACAAAGTCGGTGTCGAGCGCGCCCGTATCGAGGCGAATCGTCCGCTCGGCCGTGTAGACCTGCTGAATGCGCTTCGCGAACCGCCGCGCGACCTGGCGACGCGCCCGCTTGTAGGCATCGAAGATCGCCGTGGCGATGATCTGACCCTGCTGCTGGCGTCGCGCGATGGCGATCCCGGAGGCATCCGCATCGCGCTGGCCCAGGAGATCCGCGTTGATGCCGGAAATCTCCTTGACCTCCTGCTTCGCGAGCATGTGCATCTGCCAGACCCACGTCGGCATCGACGGCGGGGCGATGGCCTGGGGCGGGGGAGCGGTCGCGCTGCGGAGCCAGTAGACGTACCCCGCGCCCTGTCCGGCCTCGAGACTCGTCGGGTCCTCCAGCGTCCCGCGGTGCGCGAACCAGCGGATCGCGCCGTACCGCGCCACGTTGTCCGCCATGGCGGAGCGGCGCTTGTTGATCTCGCGCTGGACATCCTTGAGGTTGCGGACGACGCCGAGGATCTCGTCCAGCTCCCGGTAGCAGACGAACGGGACGAAGGGATACTCCTGACGGTCGTTCTCGAAGGGCTGCCCGAATTCCAGTTCGAACCCCAACGCGGGCAGGATGGTGCTCTGCCGGACGACGCGACGCTGCCGACGGATGATCCGGACGTCGGGGTCCTTCTCGGCCCAGGCCCGCGCCGCCGCCAGCGCGATGGGATCGTCGGGAATCTCCTCGACCGTACCGTCGAGGAGATTCACGAGCAGATGGACCGTCTCCCACTCTCGATACCACGCCTCGACGGCGCGAACCTCCCCCGCGACCTCGTCGAACCAGGCGATCGCGTCCAGCACGTCCGTCTGACGGTAGGCATCCGTCGGATGGACGGCTTCCGTGACCTGCGTCCCGAGCGAGGCGCCGGCGGCCGCATAGGTCTCCGCGGCGCGGCGGATCGCGTCCTCGTGCTCGGGCCACTGCGCGATCACGTCCTCCAGCGGCACCATCCGATGCCAGAACTGCGCGCGGGCATCCGAGAAGTCGGTCTGCTCCGCCGCGGGGTCCGCCAGCCATTCCCCGAGGCGGAGCTTCCGCAGCTCGGGTTGCCCGTGGATCGGATCGTCCTCGTAGCTGATGCCGATCCGCCAGACCCCCAGCCCCGTGACGATGCCGTCCTTGAAGCCCTCGGAGAGCGTCCACTCGGCATCCCGATTGTCCATCTCGCGCTTCATGAGGCGCGCCAGGAGCGTCACGTTCTCCAGGTCCTCGCGACCCTCGGGGATGGGCTTCGCGTCCAGCCGCGCCGCGCGCTCGTAGCCCGTGAGGACCTCGATGACGGGCCGGACCTCGTTGATGGTCAGGACGGCCCGATCCGCGGCTTCGAGACGTCGCCGCGTCTCCGGATTCCACTGCTCGCCGATGACGAAGGCATAGTCCTCCGCCGCCTGGCGGCGCCAGCGCTGCCAGAGAGGATGCGACCAGTACTCCAGGAACTGCTGTCGCAGCCGCTCGACGCGCGCCTGGGCCGCCTCGGACTGGTCGGGCGACGCGGGCGGGAAGCGGGGAGGGTCCGTGAAGCCGTCGAGGAGCCGCGTCTCGTCCATGGCGGATCAGGCCGGGGGCGTCCAGGCGCCCGTCTCGGGGTCGCGACGCCAGCCGGGTCCGTAGCGGTCGTCGATCACCACGGTATGGCCGGGCGGGATGACCGCCTGGGCCGTCGCCGCATCGGCCGCGACGATGGCATTGACCACGAGTCCCGTCGGATCGAGGACGAGATACCGCGAAGGCATGCGTCCCTCCTCCTCACGTCGTCGTCGTGTACTCCCAGACGACCACGAGGCCGTTGACGCCGTTGCCGCCGGCATACGTCTGCGAGGCCCCGGTGTTGTTGATCGCGCCGCCCCCGCCGCTGCCCGGCGCCTGACCGGGCTCCCCATTCCCGCTCGCGGGGCGACTTCGGGCGCCACCACCCCAGTACGACGCTGCGCCCATGCCAGACACCCCGATGAGGGTCCCCGTGGCCGCGCCCTTGGAACTCCCACCCCACACGCCACCCCCGCCCCCGATGCGCACATCTCCCGCGCTGGGAACGGCGCCCGGCGCGCCTCCGGGCGAGGGAAGATTCGAACCCAGCGATGCCCCGCTCCCGCCGGCCGCGCTCACGAACGCGCCGAAGCCGGAGCTGCCGCCGTCAGTGCCCGCGCCGCCGCTGACGCCTGTCCCGCCCGCGCCGACCGTCACGGCCTCCGTCGCGCCGAGGCTCGCGGCCTCGATGCGGAGGATCGCCGTCGCCCCCGCCCCGCCGCCGCCGCCGCCCCGCGGAGAGGATCCGCTGAGGCCGCCGCCTGCGCCCCCCCCGCCCGTGACGAAGACGACGACATGGTCCAGATTCGCGGGCTTGGTCCAGGTCCCGGACGCCGTGAAGGCCCGGATGGCGGACAGGACGCCGGGCGGCCCCTCGCGACTGACATCGCCGAGGAGATAGGCGATGACGCTGCCTGCGCCCGGACCCGCCGCGCCGGTCAGCGCCACGCTCAAGGCGGCCTGCGGCGCAAACGTCCCGCTGCCCATGGCGGTCCCGGCATCCTCCGCGGCGCGGCTCGTGGCGCTCTTGACCAGGTATCGGCCCCGCGTCACGGCGCCCTGGACCTTCACGGTGACGGCGCCATGCCGATAGAAGCGGCCCGTCACGCTGTTCGGAATGGCCTCGGCCGCGACGACGAACGCCTCCTGCGCGCTGGCGGTATCGTCGAGCCGGACGGCCGTGTCGGTCGTCGGGTCGAGGGCGACGACGTCGCCCGCCGAGAGGGCGGTCCCGGTGGCGTTCAGCAGGCGGACGACACTGGGGCCGTTCACGTCGGGCGGATCGCTCCAGGACCAGCCGTCCGACGCGCCCGTGTCGCGCTGGAGGAGCTGCCCGGGCGTGCCGCCGCTCAGGACATGCGTGTCGTTCCAGTGGGAGGCATGCACGCGCGTGGGATCGGGGCTATCGGGCTTCGCGGAGACGAACCGATGGCGGATCGTCATGTCTCGTACTCCCAGACGACCACGAGGCCGTCGGCGCCGTTGCCGCCGGCATAGTTCTGACTGCCGCCCGTGTTATTCCGTGCGCCGCCCCCGCCCGCACCCGGTGCGACGGCGGCGTCGCCATTCCCGCTTGCCGCAGACCCGCGCCCCCCCTGGCCCCAAAAGGACGCCCCGCCCGTCCCCGCCGCGGCAGTGGTCACGGCAACAAGGTCCCCTCCTGCCGTGCCCCCCCCACCACCTAAGCGAAGATCGCCCGTGCTGGGCAGCGCGGCCCCGTCGCCGGGCCGATCCGTCGTCTCGGCGCCCGCAGAGGTCCCCCCTCCCCCCGCCGCGCTCACGAAGGCCCCGAAGCTCGACGTCCCGCCCGCCAGACCATTGCCTCCCGCGACACCCGCGCCTCCGGCCCCGACCGTCACGGCCTCCGTCGCGCCGAGGCTCGCGGCCTCGATGCGGAGGATCGCCGTCGCCCCCGCCCCGCCGCCGCCGCCGCCCTTCCGATTCGACACGACGCCACCCCCGCCGCCGCCGCCGCCCGTGACGGACACGACGACATGATGGAGGCCCGTGGGCTTGGTCCAGGTCCCGGACGCCGTGAAGGCCCGGATGGCCGTGAGACGCACCCGCGTGGCGCCCTGTCGAGCCACATCCGCGAGCAGATACGCGGTCACCGTGCCGAGGTCCGGACCCGCCGCGGCCGTCATCGCCACCGCACAGGCCCCGGGTGGAGCGGAGGCGGTCGGTCCCATCGCGACCCCCGAGTCGCCCATCGCGCGGCTCGTGGCGCTCTTGACCAGATACCGCCCGCGGGTCACGGCGCCCTGGACCTTCACGGTGACGGCGCCATGCCGATAGAAGCGGCCCGTCACGCTCGGCGCGATGCTCTCCGCGGCGACGACGAAAACCTCCAGGGACCCCTCGGTATCGCCCAACCGCACGGCGGTGTCCGTCGTCGGATCGAGCGCGACCACGTCACCGGCCGAGAGCGCGACGCCCGTCGCGTTGAGGAGCGTCAGGCCGCTCGGGCCATCGGGGTCGGGGCGATCCGTCCAGGACCAGCCATCGGCCGCGCCCGTGTCGCGCTGGAGGACCTGCCCCGCCGTCCCGCCGCTCAGGACATGCGTGTCGTTCCAGTCGGACGGGCGGATGAGCGCGGCGTTGCTCCCCGTGGGCACGGCGCTCTGGAACCGATGCCGCAGGCTCATGGCGTGCCGTACTCCCAGACGACCACGACCCCGCTCGCGCCCGCGCCGCCGAGGCGGTTTGGAAAGCCGCTGCCATACGCCGCAGCCCCCGCGCCGCCGCTGCCATACGCCACGCCCGGCTGACCATCGGCGTTCTGATAGGTCTCGCGAGCGCCGCCGCCCCAGCATGACGCGCCCCCGAGTCCGCCATACTTCAGCTGGACCGCCGCGGTCGACCGTCCGCCGCCCCATCCGCCGCCCCCGCCCGCCAGCGTCACGTCGCCGGTGCCTGGCGTGGCTGCGCCTGTCCCTCCCACGGCATAGTCGTTCCGGCCCGCCCCGCCGCCGCCGCCGGCCGCGCTCACGAACGCGCCGAAGCTCGACGTCCCGCCCGTATTCCCCGTGCTATCCGCGACCGGCGTCCCGCCCGCGCCGACCGTCACGGCCTCCGTCGCGCCGAGGCTCGATGCGGGAATCCGGAGCATGGCCGTCGCCCCCGCCCCGCCGCCGCCGCCGGCCTTGTCATCCCCCGCATTCGCACTCCCGCCCGCCCCGCCGCCGCCCGTGACGACCGCCACGATATGATGGAGTTCCGACGGCTTCGTCCACGTGCCGGAACTCGTGAAGGTCCGGATCGCGATCAGCGCGACGGAGGGCGGTGGCGTGCGGCCGGTGTCGGCGAGGAGATAGGCGGTCACGGTCCCGGCATCCGGGCCGGCGGCCGCGGTCGTGGCGACGGCGAGCGCCGCCGAAGGGGCCAGGGTCGTGGGGCCCATCGCGACCCCCGAGTCGCCCATCGCGCGGCTCGTGGCGCTCTTGACCAGATACCGCCCGCGGGTCACGGCGCCCTGGACCTTGACCGTCACGAGACCATGACGGAAGAACCGTCCGGTCACGCTCGGCGCGATGCTCTCCGCGGCGACGACAAAGACGTCCAGCGAGCTCGCCGTATCGCCCAACCGGACGGCCTGATCCGTCGTGGGATCGAGGGCGACGACGTCGCCCGCCGAAAGCGCGACGCCCGTCGCGTTGAGGAGCGTCACGACGCCGGGGCCGAAGACATCCGGCAGCGTCGTCCAGGACCAGCCGTCCGACGCGCCCGTGTCCCGCTGGAGGACCTGCCCCGCCGTCCCGCCGCTCAGGACATGCGTCTCGTTCCACTCCGTCGGCCGGACACGCGCGGCGTCAGGGCTGTTGGGCTGGGCGCTCGTCAGGCGATGCCGGAGGCTCACCACGGCCCGAAGCCGTCAGCATCCGATCCGGCGGCATCTTCGGCGCCGCCGATTCCTTCGGCGCCGGGTTCCCCGGCGAACTCGAACCCGCCGGGCGGAGGCCCGGCCAGCGGGCCGGTCGTGGTCTCCTCGTCGCCCGGAGGCCCATAGCCGGGAGTCGAGCTGTCGGGATAGTCCGCGGGCGTGGTGGTCGTCGTGCCCCAATTCCCTGTCGTCGGCGGCGTGCGGTAGACCAGCCGGCGGGGCGACGTCTGCGTGGCGGAAGGCCCGGGCGCCGGCGGGGGCGGCGGGGGCGGCGCGGGTGTCCGATACTGCGAGAGGACCGGCGCCGTCCCGCCGTAGGCATAGCGCACGTGGAGGGCGAAGAGCTGGGGATCGAGCGGAATCGCGAGGAGCCCGCCCCCGTAGTCCAGCGGCTGCGGCACGGCGGTGCCGGCGGTCGGCACCTGGTAGGGGGGCGTGAAGGGCTGTGTCGCCGTCTGGCCGAGGAGGCTCTCGGGCGCCGGCACGGCCGTCCCCGCATACACGTACTGCCCGAGCCCGGGATGCCACTCGACCCCCGGCGGCGCGGCCTGCGTCGGTCGCGCCAGCACCCCGGCCGTCGTGGGGACGAACCGAAACTCGCCGGTCGGGGTCTGATACCCGTAGTGCCGGTAGACGGGACCGCCGTAGCTCGTGTCGAACTCCCCGTAGCCGGGGCGATAGCCCGCAGCCACGACCGGATCGAGCGCGAGGTCCGAGAGGGCGCCCAGCAGAGCCTCGCGCTCCGACTCGGGGGCCGTGAGGCGGAAGCGGCCGGTGTCATCGCCTTCGAACCGCACCGCCCCGGCCATCGAGGGACGTCGCCGCGCGTAGAGATCGTGGAGGACGTTGAGACCGGCCAGGCCGGCCGGGCCCCGGCCGAGTCGCGGGTCCTGGCCTTCGAGCTGGATCAGGCCCGTTTCGAGACCCGGCCGCACACTGACAGGCACCACACCGCTGATGGGCATCGTCGCCTCCTTACACGTGCATCCAGGCCAGGGCCGGCCGATGATGGGGCTCGGGCGGGCGGCTCCATCGTGGCCGCCAGGTCGCCTCATCGACGGGGAAGAGAGCGGCCGCGAGATACGCGAGGGCGTGCCCGACGTGGTCATGGAGGCCAGACGCGCGCTTGGCCGCCTCCAGCGTCGGGGTGATGCGGCCGAGCGCGTCCTTCGGGTAGTGCCATCCCCCCCGCAAGGCCCGCCGGACGAGCCGGCACTCCGGGTCCACCTGCAGGATCGGCCGACCGCGGGAGAGGCGGCTCAGGAGCGCCTTGAGCGCGTCGCGCCGCGGCGCCCACGGCACGGGCCCGGGCTCGAAGACCGCCGGCGGGGCGTGGGGACCGACGGCGGCCCGCAGGCGCGATTCGAGCAGCGCCACAGCCGTGCGCTCGGAGTTGGACTGCTCGCGCTGTGTCCCGGCCCGGTCGCCCACGTCCCGGATCGCGCCCTCGAAGCCGCGCAGGAAGTCGGCCTCCCAGGGGAGGACCTGCTCGTCGAGGAGCTGCGCGAGCCCCTGATTGACGCCCTGCACGGCCCACAGCACGTGCGCGTGGCCGGAGGGCGTGATCTGCGACCAGATGCAGGTCGGCGTCAGGCCGAAGTCCCAGCTCCGGACGAGCGTGCCCTGGCGGAGGACCGGCAGCGGCGCCTCCGCGACGTGCAGGCTATCCGAGTACTCGGGCATCACGGGCTCGCCGAGGATGACCTGGCCGATCTGGCCTTCGATCAGGCGCTGGACGAGATCGCGGCGGCCCGTGGCTTCCAGGGCCAGCCGGTTCTCGGCGCGGCGCTGGTCCGCGTAGTGGGGATTCTCGCCCTTCGGAATCCGGTAGAGCGCGACCATGGGCCGCGCCGCGAGCTGGGGGAGACTCGCCTGGAGCGACGGCGCGAGGGTCTGGATCCGGTCGGCGACGGCGAGGGTCCAGTGGTCTTCGTCCGGGGGATTCATCGTGATCTGAATCCAGCCCTGCACGACACCGGGCTGGCGGAGCGAAGTCGCCGCGACGCCGAAGACCTCGGGCGGAATGCCGCCGCTCAGCTCCGCTGCGGGCGCCGGCTCTTCGAGCCAGACCACGCCGACGCCCAGGCCCTGCAGGCGATTGACTTCGGCCATGCGGTCGAGGCCGATGAACCGCAGCTCGAGGAGCCCGCCCCCCACCAGCGCGCCGGCTTCGTGGCCCTGGTCGTGCTGCCACTGGACGGCGATGCCCCGGCCTTCGAGCTCGTGGAGCGTCCGGATCGTCGAGTCCCGCAGGTTGACGAGCGTATCGCGGATGATGGCGACGCGGAGCGGCCGGACCCCGGGCGGGAGCCGGCTCGCCTGGTAGAGGAGGCGGTAGTAGCCCGCGTAGGTCTTCCCCTCGCCCCGCGGCCCGAACAACATGACCACGAAGGCGTCCGAGGTCATGAAGCGCCACTGCGTGGGCGTCGGGACGATCTTCACCCCGGCGGCTCCACGACGACCGTGGCGTCCGTGGCGTCCGTGGCGGATGCGGCGGACGGCGGAGCCGCGGCGGGGTCGGCCGGCGGCAGCGCGGCGGGCGGGTAGACGACGATCGGCTGCTCCGTCGTCACGTTGAGATACTGCGGCGGCCGGCCCCAGAGGTAGGCCATGAGGTCGCGCCGGGCCTCCGTCCGGGCGGTCCAGGGCGCCTTCGGACTGCGCATGATGGCGAGCGCGTGCTGGACCAGCTCTTCGCCGTTGGCCGTCTGGGCGCGAATGTAGTCCCGCGGGCCTTTCGGCCGGCCCGTCGGGTTCGGGACCTCCCCCTTCCGCCACTTCGGCCGCATGCGTCCATGGCCATGCTTCGGTACCCACGTGCCCTCGATCGAGGTCCCGCTCATCGCCATCCCCACACACCCCGCGCGCCCAGCCCCTCCCGGGACTGGGCGCGCGTCAATGCGTCCCGCCCTGATCCGAGTCTAGCCTAGGTCTCGCCCATGGACGTCTCGGGCGCGGGCGGGAGGACGGGGGCGTCGGGGAGGGCGTACCATCGGAAGCCACGCGCCAGCGGGTGGTCTTGGGCGTGGCCATTCAGTTCCGGTCAGGCGAGTACGAACTGACTCCTCTCTGTCGGAGCAGGAAAGGCATCCCAGGTTCGCCCCTCGAGGCGGCGCCCGCCCGCTTTTGACGTGGGCCCATCCCACTGCTTTCGGATGCGAGCGTCAAGACACCGGGCGCGCGCCTCCGGGAGCGGGCGGATCGCGCGGGCCCGGCCGAGGCGGAGCTCCAGCGGCGTCAGGCGCGCCCTCCGAGGCGGCCCAGATCCTCCAGCTGCCGCTCGAGCGCCTGCTCGGCGAGGACCCGCTGCTCCTGCAAGGTCCCGATCTCGGCGCGCAACCGGTCGCGGGCCTGCGCGAGGCTCCCCAGCTCGGCGTCGTACTCGCGCCGAGCGCGCGCCAGCTCCTGGCGGAGCGCCTGCAGCGTGACGGCGGCCCGGGCCCGCGCATCCTCCAGGGCGGCCGTGACCTGCCGCATGGCGGCAGCCTGCTCGGCGAGCGTCTCGGCCATGACGACCTCCGGCGGCTTGGGCCGGGGCGGGTCCGGCCGGAGGGGCTGGGTCGGCGTCCGGAGGCCCGGCTCGGCGGCCTCCGGGCCCGGCGGCGCGGATGGCGGCGGCGCCGGCGGCGACGGAGCGGGCGACGGGGTCGATCGCGGCGAAGACGGACGGCGACGGATGGGCATGCCTCACGCCCCGGCGAGCGGCGCGCGACGGAGGGCCGGATCGTCCGCCGTCATGTCCCGGTCTGGAGCCCCGGCAGGACGCCCTCGCCCCGGCAGGACGCCCTCGCCCCGGCAGCGGGCGCACGTCAGCCGGAGCGCGAGATGTTGGGGGCCGGGCTTCGGCATGGTCCCGGCCCCGTGGCAGCGCTCGCAGCGCACGAGCTCGCCCAGCCGCAGCTCGAGGGCCCGCTTGATGGCCTCGCGCCGCAGCATGGGAAGCCACAGCCGCCAGAGCGACGCGGGATCCCACAACCGCCGCCGGAGGAAGTCGAGCGCGTCGTGATGCGCCCACCGGCGGGCATCCCAGGAGGGCGTGGGGGAGGCGCGTCGGGCGATGGGGCGGAGGTCATCGAGCGCCTGCCGGATCACGGCCGCCGCGAGCGCCTGCCATGGGCGGAGCTGGTCGCGGACGACCGGGTCCACGCCTTAATTGAGCCAGCCCACGCCGGGCGTGATGAGATGCGGGGCGCCCGATTGGAAGGCCCAGGTGACGATCCAGCCGGCGCTCGTCGGCAAGGGAAAGACCAGGGCCGACTCCCCCGTGCGAAGGAGGAGGCGGGAGACGCCCGCGCCTTCTTCGGTCAGGCCCCCGGCCTCGATGCGGTCGATGACCTGGCCGACGAGATAGGCCGAGAGCTCCTGCTGAATGGCCGAGCCGTCGCCCGGATGGTAGCGCCGCATCGCCGGGGCGAGCGGCCGCAGGACCCGCCGGGCCGGGAGGTAGTGCCAGGCGAGCGTGGCGCGGACGCCCGTCGCGCTCGTGATGTTGGGATGCGGGAGGGCGACGCGGATCCCGACCGCGTCGCCGGAGTCGAGCCCGATCTCCGTCCCCCACGGCCCGGCGCCGGCCCGGACCTCCGTCTCGACGCGGAGGATCCGTTGGCCGGACACGTAGGCGTTGAGGTCGCGGCCCTGCGCCCGCGGATCGTCGGTCGCGGGGCCCCCGGGCGACGGCGACGGCGCGGCGTCGTCCCCCATGGGCTATCGACCCCGGCGGCGCTGCCCCTGGCGCTTGAAGGACTCGACCTGCCGCAGCCGCTCGACGGCGTGCGCCCGAGACGGGTAGGGACCGCCCAGACGCCGGCCGGTCGACTCCGATCGGACCTCGTACCCACGCGCGGTTTTCCTGATCATGGCGCCTCCGCCTCCTCTTCCCCACACCTCATGCACCGCACGCGCCCCGCGACGCGCCCGACATACGCCGCCCGGTACTCCGCGCCTTCCGCCGCGGGATCATGGTCATGCGGCACCGGCTGCTCCCGCGGCGGACGGCCCGCCGTGTCGCGCCAGGCGCCCATGCGGTCGTCGTACCAGCATCCGTCGGCGGCCTGCCACGCCTCGATCGACGGCCGGCCGCAGCGCTCGCAGCGTTGAGCCAGCCCCGGGAGACAGACGATCGTGCCCTCCGGGAGGGCGTGGGGGGGGCGTCGGCGGTCAGGCGACTGAGGCATCGATCTCCGGCGGGAGACAGCCCGGGCCCTGCTCCAGGCCCCAGCCCATGAGGAGAGAGACGGGCCCGTCCGGGACGTGCTGGCGCACGAGGGCCGCGAGCGTCCGCATGGCGTTCCACGTGGCATCGGCGGCCGGGGTCTGGGCCACGCCCGGCGGGAGACGCGTGGTGTCCGACTGGCTGACATCCCACACGATCCGGACCTCGACACGGAGCGCCCGCATCGCGCGCAGCAT